CCACCTTGAGAATGTGTTGGATCGACGAGAAGCGCTGCGAGCCTGGAATTATGGCGCTACGGAACTACCACAAATCCAAGACGGGAAAGCCTGTCCACAATTGGGCGAGCCACGCCGCAGATGCTCTCCGGATAGGTGCGGTAGCGCTGAATATGATCGCGCCAATGATCGGCGGCTCTAACGTTATCGGTTTGGGTGAGGGTGCACTTCGGCGTAACCTTAAGCGGATGACCAGCGGTCCAAGGAAAATCAGGTGAGACAAGTATACCATTACGGCGGGTACCAAACATACGATCTCACCGAAGTTAAGGTGCACTATCTGGATGGGAAGTTCATCGCGTGTCGCCCTATTAAGTGGGAAGTCAAAGAAGAAAGCGAGATGACTACCTCCAACGGCAAGGTGATGATGGTAAAGTTGTACGAAGTCACCGAGTGGGAAGAAGTCGAGCTTCAGACCAAGGACAAGTAATATGAACATAGCGGCTAAAGACGTCAACGGTCAGCCGTTGGAGCGCCTCTTCGATAACGGTGTTGTCGGACAGTTGGGTGCCCTCGAACAGGGTCCGATGAACCCCAACGAGGAACCAGACGAGACAGTATACGCCGCGACGGTTCGCGCGCTGATCGACGACGCCATTTCGTTCGAGGAAAGCGTGCTTGGACCGGCGCGCGACGACAATCTGCGATATTTCTACGGCGAACTACCGGAGCAAGAAGGCGATGGGAAATCCAGTGCTGTATCTACTGATTTTCGGGATACTGTTATGGCTATTCTTCCTAGCCTTATGCGCATTTTTACTTCTACCGAAAATGTTGTAAGCTGTAGCCCGAACTACAAGGGCCAGGAAGAAGCGTCCAAACAGTGCACCGACTATCTGAATTATATCCTTTGGGAGGATAATCCGGGGTTCCTGCTGGTCCACGACATTTGCAAAGACGCGCTGCGCTGCAAGACGGGCGTTATGCGGTGGTACACGGACAACAACGAGGAAGTGACCGAGCAAGAGTACTCCAACGTCACTCAAGAGCAAATTCAGTTCATCATCCACGAGAATCCGACCGTCCAAATTCTCGAGACAGTCCCGCATCCCCATGCCCCCGGCATTATTCAGTCGCTGCGGGTGCGCTTCGTCAAGTCGAAGCCGCTGACCAAGATCGTTTCGGTGCCGCTCGATGAGTTCCGCATATCCCGGAAGGCAAAAGATGTGGAATGCTCACCCTTGATCGGGCACGACCAAATCGTCAACGTGTCGGAACTGGTCAAGCAGGGTTATTCCATTGAGGAACTGACCGAGTACATGAACCAATCCCCCGACAATTATTCCACGGACCGGCTGTTTAGAAATTCCGGGCTGGACGAGGGTGACCTGTCGGATGCTTGGGACGTCCGATATGGCTGTTATTTCATTCGAGTGGATAAAGACGGCGATGGAATCGCTGAGCTTCGCCAAATTCATACTCTTGGCGATGATCATTACATATTATATGATGAAGTTGTACAGCACGCCAACTTCGCCGTGTGGTGTCCTGATCCTGAGCCTCACACTTTGGTTGGCGATACTCCTGCTGATCTGGTAAAGGACATTCAGAGCATCAAGACAAACATGCTCCGGGGTTCGCTGGACTCTTTGGCCCAGTCCATTTGGCCTAGGACGGTGTTCAACCAGACCATCACCAACACGGACGATGTGTTGAACGACGAAATTGGCGCTCCGATCCGCACGATGGGTGATCCGAATACAGCGGTGATGTCGATCGCGCACCAGTTCGTCGGCCAACCCGTTTTCCAGATGTTCAATGTGATGGAGCAACTCCGTCAATCCCGTACCGGCATTTCGGATGCGTCGAAGGGCGTCGATCCCCGCGCTCTCCAATCTACCAACGTAACCGGCATCGATGCAATCGTTCAGGGTGCACAGGAACGCATCGAACTGTGTGCTCGCATTCTCGCCGAAACTGGCATGAAGCAGCTTTTCAAGGGACTTCTCCGCGAGATTGTCAACCACCCCAACCAAGAGCGCACCATCCAGCTTCGGGGCAAGTGGGAAACTATCAACCCGTCTACCTTCGATCCTTCCATGCGCATTTCGGTTAACCCGACCCTTGGGAAGGGTTCGGATCAGGTTCGGCTGATGGTTTTGCAAGACGTCAAGGCCACTCAGACGGCCATCATGACCCAATTCGGTGTGGATAATCCGCTTTGTGGCGTTCAGGAGTTCCGCAACACCCTCACGGACATATTGGCCATCGCGAATGTCAAAAACGTTGGACGGTACTACAAAGAGATTGATGAGGCTACGCTTCAACGTATATCTCAGACGCCGAAGGAACCGGATGCGGCAACCCTCCTCGCGCAATCTGAGATGGAAAAGAATCGTGTTAAGATGGCGACAGAAATCAGCAAGTCCAATTTTGCTGACCGGAAGCTCAGAGTAGATGACGACTATCGCCGCGACGAAATGATGGTCAAGGGGTTGCTCGACGCCGCCAAGATCGAGGCTCAGTTCGCTGTCGATGTGAACGAGGCTGAATTCGAGGCGCAGAACACACCCAACGAAGTGCCGCAACCGGCACCCGCTCCGCTACAAATACCCCAAGTCGCACGACAAATGATGGGACAACCGCCTGATGCAAGCGCCGATATGCAACCTGTTTCCCCCGGAGCAGGTCCGCCTCAATAACTACGAGACGGAAGAAAAAGCGATAGAAGCAGCGGCGCGGTTGAATGATCCGATTCTGCAGGGTGCCCTCAATGAAATATATTCCGGAGCACTCGGAACGCTACTGGAGGCGGAAGTGGGTAGCTTGACAGCCAGCACGGCGCATGCTACCATGAAGGCCGTTATAGCCATTATTGCTCAGTTGGAGCAGTATGTTGCTGATAATAAAATGCGTCAAAAATTTGGTAAAGGGGATAAGTAATGGCTGATTCGAACGCGTCTGCCCCGGTTGCCATTGAAGCCCTGTTCCCCAATGTCGGCGAAGTCGAGGTTGACGAGGAAAGCCCCGCCAAGGGCGGAGGCGACGACGAGGATTCTAACCCGGAGGAAGTTGTCTATGGCAAAGATAGTAAGGCCAATCCAAGGAATCCTCGCGAAAAAGATGGATCAGATAGCGACGGCGACGATGACGATGGGGAGGCAGGAGAGGACGAGTCCGACGACGAAGATGACGACGGTGGAGCAGAAGAAGGGGAAGATAAAGAAGAAGCCGCCATTCTCGCTCGGGAAGTCGAAGTCACCGTCGACGGCGAACCCGCTAAAGTTTCCATAAAAGAAGCCCTCGAGGGCTACGTTCGCACCGAAACTTTCCATCGGCGCATGAATCAGTTGGACGAGGCGAAAAAGATCGTTCGCCGCGCCGCCGCCGATGCCGTCCAGAATTACGAGTACTCCATGTCTGTTGCGAAACAGATGGAAGAGCACATGAAGACGATGATTCCGGCGGAACCCGATTGGGACGCGGAATTTCAGAAGGACCCCGCTCGCGCACGGGAACTGCAACGTTACTACGAGAAGGCCAACGCTTTCCGTGGACAGCTGAACCAACAGTTGTCTGAGGCTCATAAGAAGATGGCCGAATCGAATGCCACTCAGTTGGCGGCATTCGCTGAGGAAGAATCTGCTAAGTTCGAAGCTTCGAACCGCAAAAACTGGTCGGACCCCAAGAAGAAAGTCAAGGACCTCACTTCGATGAGGAAGACTGGCATCGCTTCCGGGTTCACCGAAGAGGAGTTGTCACAAGTATACGACAGCAGGATGCTGACGGTGTTGCTGAAAGCATCCAAATACGATAGAATGATGGCCGCCAAGCCAAAGCCAGTCGTTCACCAGCCGCAAGGCAAGCCGATATCTTCAGGAGCGGGAAGCGCTAGACAGCGCACGGCTCAGAAGGGAGTTAGTTCGGCAATGAAGAGGCTCAACCGCACCGGCAGTCTTGACGACGCAGCCGCTGTGTTCGATCAACTTCTTGCAAAAGGAAACTAACCATGCCCGTTACGACAGGTGCATTCACCACCTACGGAGCGAAGGGGAACAGGGAAGACCTGTCCAATTCGATCTACAACATCGATCCATTCGACACCCCCGTTATGTCGATGTCTCGTCGCCGCAATGCCAAGAACCGGACTTTCGACTGGCAGACCGAGAATCTTCCCGTCGTCGATCCGAACAACGCTCAGCTCGAAGGCTTCGTGAACGTCAATTCCGCCGGCACTCCGACGCAACGTTTGACCAACGTCGCGCAGATTTCGAAGCGTGACGCTACCGTCACCGGATCGCAGGAAGCTGCCGACGCGGCTGGCAAGGGGTCGGAACTTGGTCATCAGATGGCTATGTCGTCCAAGGTCCTCAAGTCAGACATGGAAACTATCATGTGCTCTCGACAAGCACGTGATGACGGCGATGCCACTACCCTTCCGAGGAAGACCGAAGCTATCGCTCATTGGCTTGGTCGCGCCACGGACAAGCTAGGCGCTGTTGCTGGTGCGGTTATCGGCGTTACTGCTGGTCTTCCTACGACAGCGACCGGGGCTTTCGCTGCTGTCATCGCCGGTTCGCAGGTTCCGATGACCGAAGTGATGGTTGGCGATGCCATGCAGAAGGCGTACACTAACGGTGCTTCGCCGGACAACATGGTCGTTCCCCCGGCTATCAAGCGTACTATCTCCACCTTCGACGGTCGGAATGGTTCGCAGATTCTCGTCGGCAAGACCGAAGTTACCGCGACGGTGGACGTAATTGCTACCGATTTCGGTCGCATCAAGGTCCTCCCGTCGCGTTGGGTCCCGTCTGACGTTTCCTTCATCCTCGACGCTGATTATCTTGCCGTTGCGTTCTATCGCAACTTCAAGACGGAGAAGCTCGGGAAGATGGGCGATGCCGAAACTCGCATGCTGCTCGCGGAGTGGGGCGTCGAAATGCGCAACCCGCTCGGCCACATCCTGTTCAACGGTGTGAAGCAGGGTGCGGTTATCACCACGCTGGTCACTCCCAACATGGTGGAAGCGGCGACGAAGCCGCACGGCACCGACATGTTGCTCGACGACCGCAAGTAATCTCTCCGATGTTGCCCTCCCCCTTAATTGGGGGAGGTTTCCATTCATAGGAGAGAAGTATGCCGAGCAAATCCAAAAAGCAGGCTAATTTCATGAGCGCCGCTGCTCATAATCCGAAATTTGCCAAGAAGGCCGACATTCCTCAGAAAGTAGCTAAGGAATTTCATTCGGCTGACAAGAAAAAAGGCAAGTTTGTTAAGAGGAAATAGTGGGTATATTCCCCGAGGATAGACCCAAACCAGCGGGATTGTTGGACGCGATTTATAACACTGGCACCGGATTATACCGCGATGCTGGTCGCGCTTTGGGTTGGTTCGCTCGACAAGCTGCTAAGCCAGACGCAGAAGTTCAATCTGATTTTCGCGGTGCCGCCTACGACATGGGGCACAGCTTAGCTTCTATACCCAAGGAAGTTTTGGGCGCGTCCGAAGAGATGCGCACTGAGGGTCCATATAACCCCGCCCCCGCTGTTGATGCCGCCACTTCGCTGATAGGCGGTCCCGCCGCAAAGGCGGGCGAAATGGTGCTCAGCGCGGGCGCTAAGAAAGTGACCCCTCTTTTGGGTGTGTTGCACGGGGCTGGTTCCCCCGCAGAATTTAAAGGCTTGTTAAGTCCTCCCCCTACTCATGATTTGGGGATACACACCGCCATTGAACCTGGCATAACTCACGGCTATGCTTTGAAGCATGGGTCTGATCTTAATGCTTGGCCTTATGTAGTTAGACCTGGTGAAAAACCGAAAGTAGACTTCGTAAGTAAAGAAAGATTCGACGCTCCCGGTGCTGCGGGGCCAAGGACTAAGTCCTATCTGTTGGATGCTGACGGGACGCTAAAATACCCCGTTGATGCCGGGAAGTGGAATACTGCGGATTCTGTTATACCCCCAATAGAAGATGAAATGAGGAGGGGTAAAGCTTACCCTAGGGGATTATTGGAGGATTTACATAATATATCCGGCTCTGACGAAATGTGGCAAAGCCAATTCGGCCCCATGATGCAGGATAGGGGCATAAATCATTTGTTTTATCCCCACGCGGGTAGTAGAACGTATGATTCTTTCTTAACTTTTGATCCAGATAAACTTACACCCCGGTTCACCCCTGAGGGAATGAAACTTGCCGAAGAACGTGGGGTGGTGGAACCCGTGGGCCACGTTTCAAGGATGCCTTATCCCGGTGCGGGCAAATGGGAAGGAAAGAAGTGGGTAGCTCCTAGGGGCATTATGTATCAGCCCAAGGAGGGGATTGAAAGTTTGATGAGGTCTGAAGACCCCAAAAAGAACACGTTTAAGTGGTGGGGCGACGATGCTCCCCCGTCCAAAATTAAAGAAATCAGCGATACGACTTTCGCTCAGGATACTTACCACGCGGCTCACAGTCAATACACCCAAGACTTGAATAAACTGAACAGCGCGCACACCAAAGGCAAAATTTCGGACGACGATTTTATTAAACAGTACAACGAATTGAAGGCCAACAAACCGGCCGTTGATCCTCAGTATAGTTCTCATTATTATGGCGATAAGGCCACCGCTGAAGAAGCTCTGCAAAAGAACAAATCTTACGAAATTATAGATGGTTTAGCCAAACAGTATAACAAAGGCCAAATAACCAAGGAACAATATTGGGAGGGGGCTAAAAAAGCCAATCCTGATGATAATGCCTTTTATCCTCTGCCTTATATCGGGCAAATGAAAGACAACGATAAATTATTTGAGTCTTACACCAAAGGCGAAATAACTAAGGAAGACCTATTTAAAGAACACAAAATATTACACCAATACGATAAGGATAAGGACGTACTCCATTACGGTTATAAAACTGGTAAGTCTCAAAAAGTGTACAGCACTCCGGAGGCTGAACAATTCCATACACAAATGGATTATCTGCAGCATAATTACAATGAGGGTACGATCAACACTGATACTTTCAACAAAAACATGAAGAAATTGAAAGACGATTACCACGGGGTCCAACCCAACAATGATCCCGGTGGATTCAAACAGTCTATGGTTTACAAGATGAACCCCCACCTTTACGATGCGGCGGAGGCTAAGGCACTAAACAAGTCTTCTCCTGAGGGTGGGATGTCGTTAGCTGGGCAATTTGATAAGGCTCTTAATGATTTGGATGATGGTAAAATAACCAAAGCTCAATATGATAAGATAACCAAAGCCCTTCATGAGGAATTTGATGACGATTTAGCTGGCATTAAGCCGTGGAAGCCGGGGATGCCTTGGGACCCCGCTGATCCTTCCAAGCCGCCGCCCAAAGGTGTACTTAGTTTGTCCGAGAAGGCTAACTACAACCCGTTGCAAGACCCCAATTATGCTGTGATGGGTGCTGCTCCTTCCCCAAGTGCTAGTTCTGTTGCTCAAAAATTTGACGATATTTTCAAAACGCCGCCCAAAGGCGTACTTAGTCCTGGCGCGAAGGCGGCGTCTGAGTATAAACCCATAAAGTCCGCCGCCGAATATAAAGCTATGTCGCCTGATGAAAAGAAGGCAGAAGCGGCTACAATTGCAAATCAATACCAAAATGGCGAGATCAGTGTTGATCAAATGATTAAGGCTAACGAAGCACTGATAGGGGGCAATGCGGGGGCCAACGCAGCTAGCAAGTGGACTCCCCCTAAGAGTATGTTGGGTAAAAAGGCGGCGTCCGATAAAGCAATAGCTGACATGGATGAGGCGCTTAAAAAGATAGATGAGGAGTTGGCTA